TGGAGGGCGACATTGCCTCGCTATGGGCGGCTGGCATGAACGAGAAAAAGCCTGAAAAAGTGCAGGAAGCCAAGGATTTGCTGAAAGACTGGAACGAAAAGAACCCTGAAACGCCTATCAGGATTAGCCATTCGCAAATTGTCCGGCGGGTTAAGCAAATGAAGATGACGGCGCACCAAAGGCTGTTAAAATCCACGCCAAACGAGCTGCGTAACTTTGTGGGCGGTTAATCGCCTACTGTGGCGTTGTGCCATGCCCTGATATGTTCGCTGGGCATTTGGTACGGCTCTTCCAGTAGCCCCATGACATCCGCCGCGCTGTATGTTACGTGATAATCGGATTCCGGGTTGCTTCTGTCCAGGTTGGCTTCAATCTTTTCCTTGGTGATTTATGGATGTTTGATTTTAATATGCTTTGCGGTAAATAGTTGGTTTTTTTGTGAATTGATGTAAAATCATTATGTAGTTTTTATTGTCGGGAGACATTATGAAAAGATTGTTTTTATGGGCTTTTATGTCCTGTTTTTGGGTTTCCACACTCTTGCGTTTCTCAGGGGTGGACTTATGAACCATGACAGCTTTTTTGGGTGGGCATCCACGGCAATCATTTCTGGGTGGATGGTGCTAATTGACCACACCGAACATTTTTTGACCACCAACGGGCAGCTAATAGCGTTGGTCTGCACGATTGTCAGCTCAAGCTGCACCTTCCTTAATTATAGGATAAATGCAAAACGCATGGAAGGTGAAAAATGACTGTTCCGTTCAAGTTTGCATCTTGCAATACTGCCAGTACGTCACATCTTGATGATAATTTTTCCTATTTTGACAAAATAGCACAAAAAAATTATGCCTCGCTCGATTTGGCTTTTGCCGATGCGGCATTAGGCAATATTTCACTCAATTCAAACGTCACTATTGCCGGTGAAATATATAACTATTACGGCAAATATTTCAAGGACACCAGCGGCAAGTATTACTTCAACTACCTGCCCGGCTATGCCGTCGTGGGCGCGTCGATGGGGGCGCACGGCAGCACCAGCTACGGGTTTAGCGGCACATATACAGGCACATACAGCGTTCCGATTGTGGGTTCAAAATTGGCAACCTTTTCGTTCAGCATTTCAGGCCAAACCACCAGCGTTCCCAATGTGTCAATAGGCCAGCGCATTTACATGGCCGGTGCAAGCCAATCCGAATTTAACGGCTGTTTCGTGGTCACAGGCATAACAAAAACCACGGTAGATAATGACACCATAGCATTTACCCTAGCCAAACCGGCCACCGTGACAACGCCAACTTCTGTAAGCGCTAACGTGTTTATTACTATGAACGCCATGCAGCAGGTCAACGACCTGAATTTCTGGTGTGTGGGCGAGGCGATTGCATCGGCGGCGCGTGGCTCAAAAGTGATGCGTTACCTTGGAAACTACAGCGTGGCGGGTTCGACATCCGCCATGCATACAACATTTGTGGCGGACGCGCTAAACCCCGCCAACAACGACTATGGGCTTGTCCCTGATTTCGTCATGCTCGATACGGGCGGCAACGATGTTTTAAGTTTGGCGACCTTCACGCCCGCAGGCGTAGCCGCTTTGTTGGCTACCATGAAAACCAACGTGACGGTTTTGATAAACATGATTATTGCGGCGGGTTCAATACCGGTTGTCGGAAGCTTGCCCCCGTTTGCGCACACCGCCGGTTCATACAATATGGCTATGAGGGTGTTAGGCGAGCAGTTTAACCAATGGTTGGCGTATCTTGCGAACCAAAACACTATCATTTTTAACAACACCAACCCGTCATTAACCGACCAGACAAGCTCTTATCTCGATTATGTCAGCACCTATTCTTCAGATGGAATCCATCCCGTCAAATTGGGCGCTTATGTCATGGGGAAAACCACCGCCACCAACCTATTTGCCAACATCATAGGCAAGGACACACGATTGGGGGCGGACATATCGCCCAACCCACAATTCCTGGTCACATCGGGCGGCACATTGTCCGGGGCGACAGGTGCGGCGGTGGGCGGTGTCACTTTAACGGGCGGCAACACCGCAACCGTTGTGGGCGCAGTCAATGGCATAGCCAACAACGGTTCGGGCATTGGGCAAAACATAGCGTTCACCGCAGCGGCAACACTTGACTGGGTGGGCTTGTCCGCCCAATTGTCCGGCAGTGTTACGGCAGGAGACAAGATTTATTTTCAGGTAAAAATACACCAGCTTGACGCGGCGGCGGTTGCCAACCTTCAAGCCGTTGTGGTTGCCATTTTCTGCACGGTCAACGGCATAGCACAAAGCATATCCCTGCCAGCCATAAGCGCCAGCATCAACACGCCAAACAACGGCGATTTCCCAAACCCGATAGATTTCCTGTTTGAAACGCCGCTGTACGTTGTACCCGCAAACACCACATCACTACAACCGTTTGTCCGTTTCATTGCCGCAGGTGTCATGACAACAGCCAATCTGGTGATAAGCAATTTTGTCGTCAAGAAATGGACGGGGAACTGATTTATTTATTTTTTTATGGTCGTTTATATTAAATCGTAAGCAGGAAAAAATATGGCAGCCGCAACCGTAAATTTGCCGCCGATTGAGAAATACGCCAGCTACAATGTGCCAATCACTCTGTACAGTGATTTTTCAGGTGGTACGCCTATTGACCTGACAAGCGTCACGGCTGCTGACATGATGCTACGATCGTCTTATACGGGCAGTTCTGTTCTTGAATTGAGCATGGCAAACGGGCATATAACATTCCCCGCTCCAGCCAGCGGCGGCATGAACCTTGTCTTGACTCCAACCATTACTGGCGCGTTGACGGCAGGCACTTACATTTATGATTTGTTGTTGACGTATTCAAGCGGTCTAGTGACACGGGTCATTCAAGGAAGTGTGCCTGTCAATGACGGCGTGACCCATGCCTAATGTTGTTTCGCCACAAGAAACTATAATTGTTGCGGTCACGGAGCAGCCTCCCTTTCCGGTGACGGTTGGCGTTAATGCAATCAATGCGGTTATTGAAGTGGTTCAGCCAGTGGTGGTGGTGAACGAAACCAACACTATTGCATTGACAGTTGGCGAGCAAGGGCCGCCGGGGGTTGATGGCATAAAATTTTCTGATTTATCGGCGAATGCGCCACTAAATTACAACCCGTCAACGGGTGCTTTTTCGTTGCAGAAAGCGTCCATTACAGAAGACGGTTATTTGTCTGCTACGGATTGGGCGGCGTTCAATAGCGGTGGCGGCGGAGGGGTGTCTTACAAAAACCTGCAAACAGATTTTGGTGCAGTGTCTTTGCCGCTACAAAATTACACAGGTAATGGCGTGTCTAACAGCACCAGTTCCGGTGCTTACAATATGACAACCCAGCAGATATTGTCGATGGCGTTGGCGAACACGGTTTGTTTGGCTATTGCGTTGGCGTATTGTTCAAACAACGGCGTTTCGCTGTTTGTGCCTGACGGCGTTTTTTGGTTTTGCAACACGCCACTGGACTCTTATTTTTACTCACAAAACAGCGCATTACCGCAAAACGGGCAAGACCCGCTAAATATCCCTGTGATGAAAGGGTTCACCATTTTTGGCAATGGTTGTAGCTCGGTTTTAAGGGCGATTGGCACACACGGAATACGCCTGACTTCGGCGAACAATGACAATGTGATGACCATCCGCAATGTGTGGATGCAGCCGGGGATGTTGCCTTACCCATACACAACCGGGTTTTCAAATTATTATTGGACGCATTACGCCGGAACAAACTATGGGTTTTGGCTGGAAAACACTTACTCTAGCGTTGCGGCACAAGGTACGCGTGGGCCACAGGGTGGGCAGATAATCAGCAGCAGTGTGTCGGGAAGCACTGTAACAGGCACGTTGTCTTACCCTACGGATTTGCCGATTTTTGGCAAATTGAACAATATAACCAATGTGTTAACTAACGGTTATTTGTTTTACCAGAATATTTTGGTGCTGCCGTTCACAAATGCGTTTTCACAATCTTCGGGCAGTTCGGCTTATGCGGCGTATCAAGCGGCTTATCTGGCTGACGTGGCAACCGCCAAGGCCAGCATTTGGGGCGCGTCGCTGCCGTTGTTCAAAACCAGCGTTACTAATGGCGTTACTGGCCCATATCAGTTTATTGGTTACATACTGCCAGCGTTCAGTTCGTTGGCGGTTGGTGACACAATCTATTACATTCCTGATCGCTATAAATTCGTTTATCAGAATACGGGCGGCGTGGCGGCTTTCCTTGCGCCAAATGGCACGGTTGCGGGCAATGGCACGGTTGCGACCAATGGCACTATAACGCTGAACACGCCGTTACCGGGCGTTTATGCCAATTGCTGGTTAAAACTGCCATCGGGGGCTGTGGCGGGTGGCGTAGCTGGTCTTTATTATTGCCAAATGACTTCAACAACCACGGGAACGGTTTTAAAATCTTCTAGTGGAAGCAACCTCTGTTTTGTGGCGGACAATTCCACGGGTGACAGCACATTTGAGCCGACAATTCCAACGGGAACGCTGGTTGGTGTGCATGGTTCTAACGTTGCTTATACGGCCTCGACAATATTCAATGCAATGTTCTTGCTTGCCGGAACGGGCGTGAACGCGCCATTGGTGTCAACAATGGTGAGCGCGGGGCATGGTTCGGGGGCTAACACTACGTTGTTTGTCGAAAATATCAATTTTGCGGTCGATAATGACATTCTTAACGAGAGTTACAGACGCGACCAGGCTTATTGTTATTTTGTCGAGTTGCTCCATGTAAAAAATGTGCCGATAGGGCGCATTAAACATATCAATGGCAATGGTTTGGGAAACCCAAACTATATGACCCAGCAATTTTCATCGACCTATGCGGTGTATGTTGACAACCAATGCACTGTAATTTCAGTTGATGATGTTGTAACTAACCAATGTGACACTGGAGTTTATTGTGGCTCTACGGAATTTAGCCGTATTGTTGCTATTGAATACAACAACTCGACCGGGTTAGTGACGGTCAAATATTCAAGCAATGGTCACTATCTAAATACAACGGTTGGCGGCAGTTATGCAAATGCTGTTATCGCCGGAATGGGTGCGGCATGGATGAATACCCAGTCAACCACAATAACGGTGGTTGATGCATATACACTTACCTATCAATTGGCGGCGGGGCTTGCAGACGCTAACATCATGCATGTTAGTGTGTCGGCGGCGGGGGTATTGACTATAACGCCGCCAAATTCATCCATCAATTACACCAATGGGGTTTCCGGTGCGAATAACGTAACCACCACTAACCAAGGCGGGCCATGTCCTTGGATTTATTTGCCTGCCGGTGCGATAGTGGGGCAACCAGCCGGGTGGTATTACAATACGGGCGGTGTTGTTTACACGAACTATAACGCCAAATATGGGGTTACATTGCCCCAAGCCCCCGGCAGCAATTTGTTGACAACTTTAGCGGTGGGCGACGGAAACACCTATTATGTGTGCAATGACCATTCTAATAACTTGTCTTCTGCTTTTGGTGACCCAAAAACCGATTATAAAATAATTGGGGATATTTATATCCCGTATAACTGGGATTTGCAGCGTGTAGGCTCTCAGTTTGCCGATTGGTCTGAAGCGTTGACCATAAACAATATAAATTCATCCCTGACAAATTCTTGCGTGGTTATTGATTATCCTGTAACGCAGCCAGGCCACCAATTAACCAACATAAATGGCGCGTCAAGGAATGATAATCTTGTAATAACAACCGGAAATTATTGTTATGTTGACAGGACAATATCAAACAAATTCAAATTTGCCGCACAAGGCACAAGCGGAATTTATTTGGGGTCTTGTGGCAGCAGCACGTTTACTAATGTGAAATGCGTTTCTCAGGATGATAGTTATGTGGATATTGGGATAGAGTTTGGTAGCCATTATGAGACGGTGCTTAATTATATCGCGTCGACTGATGCTGTTTCACGGGCGGCGAACGGTGCGCAAAATAATAGGGTAAACGGGCTTGATTGTGTTCTGATAAATTATTTTGTCCAGTTTGGCCCAATTGCTTATGGCAATACCATAGGTGATTTTTTGCTTGGGCCTAGGAAATCAGGACAAATTTCAAACAATGGGCTTCAATCCCGGGTTATCGCTGATTACACGACGGTTGGCTCAAACAACTATAACCCCTCTGGCGGCTTAGTGCAGGCTTGCACTTTAACGCTATCGAAAACAACACAATCAATCCCTAGTGGCAAAGCTACGGCGGTTTCATGGGATGGCAGCACTGATGGCACGTCTGGAACGTATATATCAAAATTTACTGATTTTATTTCAATCAAAAGTGTTAAATCAACTGCATTAACAATAACTTTTACCACTACTGATTATCATGGTTTAGTCACGGGTCAGTATGTAAAAATATACGGAATTACAGACAGCGGTTATACCAATGCTAATTATTTTTATCCGGTGGCGATTCCCGCAAGTTCCGCCACGGTAACTAGCCCGACAACATTTACAGTTCCAAATACCAATTTCAGCGCGTCAAACCCAGCAAATGGAACATGGCCGGCTTCAGTAGTATCCACCATTTGTTGCATTGTCGCTGGCTACGCAACAATACCTGCCAGCTCTACAACAACCGCCACATTTACAACTGATTTATTATATCCGTTATATGGCTCTTATATAGACACGCCTTATAATTCAAATTTTAAATTAGGAACTGTATATTTTGACATTTATGATAATAGTTCACCGCCGCAATTTAAGGGAACTTATTATTCAGTAACAACCGCCAATGGCGGTTCGTCAAATGTTTTTGTGATGTCTATTATACCATCAAATTTAGCCAATTTGACAATAACGGGTTATTTTGCAGTTGTCTATCAGCCAACGGTATTAAGGATACCCAATTCGACATTACATCAATTCCAAATTGGTGCAAGCGTCATGTGGGATGTTTCAAGTGCGGGAGCGCCATTAAACCAAACTGAAATTTTATTTATTTTGAATGGAAACACGGGAAGCTCTATTGCTGATGGGCCAGTAAACACGTTGTCTGCAACAAAAACGACGGTTCAAACGCTTTTAAATAATCTGTTTAACTCAGGGCAGAATTTATATGAGCTGTATGTTTATCAAAATACTGGAGCGGCTCTAAATATTTTAAAAAATGGTAATACAAATACAATATCGGGCTATGGAAAAAGCTCAAGTTATATGACAATTAAACAAGTTTCTTAAACAATTTTGGAGATTATTATGTTTGGAATAGATGATGCAATCGCCGCTGGCGCAAACCTTGTTACTAAGATTTTGGACAAGGTTGCACCGGACGCGGATGAAGAAATGAAAGCCAAAATGACGCTGGCCTTGACTGAAATGCAGAACGAGTATGCCGTTACTTTAAGGCAAATTGACGTTGACAACACTGAAGCGGCTAACCCGCACTGGTTTGTGGCCGGATGGAGGCCGTTTATCGGTTGGGTGTCAGGATTGGGGATTGGCTACCAAGTGCTTTTGTCGCCTATCATGAACGGTATATTGGGTGCTTTTGGCATACCCGCCCCGTTCCCGTTGGTTGATACCAGCTTGCTGCAAACACTGATTGGCGGCATGTTGGGGTTAGGGTTGGCGCGTAGTTATGATAAGGCCAAGGGCGTTGACACAACAGGATTAACAAAATGAGAACAATAGCAACTTTAATTGTATGTTTATTTTTTAATGTTTCTTTTGCAGAAACAAAATTAGGCATAAATATTCAGGGTGCGTGTGATTGGTGTTGCGACTACACGTTTGTGGATACAATGAAGCAAGCCCGTGGTTTCGCCAATTTAACAAACCCGGCAAACCCGCTGACAAACCCTGCGCCAGTGGATAGCAAAGGCTGGCCCATGCAGGATTTCGGCGTGTTCTTTGCCAGCTTTGGTACAGACCCGTTAAACCGTCCGCTTAGCCAAACCAACCCCAGCTTTTTTGGAACGTACACGCTAAGCTTTAATGGGCAAGCGACATTAGGTTCACAAGGGTGCAATAAGTTCACCAACAAAATTTATAATTCGATAACAAACACGACAACGGCTCAACTTAATGTCGATACCACGTGTGTGCAGATTGACATTGAATTTACCGGCACAAAACGGACTGCAACAAGTGCTACAAACACTGGTTTAACTAATATCCAATTGTTGCGTCCTGGCTATGCACTTGGCACTACACAAGTGTTTACTACCCAGTTTTTAACTGCACTACAGTCTTTCAGCACTATCCGTTTTATGGCCATGCTGGACACTAATGGCAGTGTTGTTAGTAGTTGGTCGGAAAGAACCCCACAATACATGCCGTCACAAAAACTCAACACAGTAAACGGGGTAGGCAGCAAGGCTATTTTGTCGGGTGTATCTTGGGAATATATTATCCAACTGGCTAACCAGACCAATAAAGACATTTGGATCAATATCCCTGAAGGCGTGGACTTGACCGACCCAACCAGCAGTAACTATGTGACCCAGTTGGCTACTTTATTGAAGAATAATCTTAATTCAAATATTCATGTTTATGTTGAATATAGTAATGAGCTTTGGAACACTCGTTTTACCCAGGCAGCCGCAAACTACAGTTCGGCCAGCTCTGAAGTAAATTCTGGTGCTGATAAGACTTTAAACTACGACAGTATCAATGACCCGATGTATTGGGCTATGCGCCGTATAGCGCACCAGACTTTACGCATTAGCCAACTGTTTGCAGGTGTTTATGGTCCATCCGCCATCAACACCACCATCAGACCTGTCTATGCCAATAGATACCAGTCACCGTTCTATGCTGAAGATAGTTTAGAGTACCTGTATAAGGTATTTGGCGCACCGAAAAATTACCTTTACGCCATAGCCAGCGCCCCTTATTTTGGCATAACCTCAAGCCACACAGATGTGAACAGTTTTTTTACGTCAATACTGGGAGGGGCAAACAACGTGGTGCCTGGTTTTTCAGGTACACCGGCTTATAGCGGGGTCTACCCACTATATACCGGAATAACTTACCAAAGCCTTGCCAACTATGCCCATCTTAAGAATATAAGTTACGAAGGCGGCCCGGATGTTAGCGCACTAACAAACCAAGCCATACCAGAACTGGCAAATAATGACCAGCGCATGGGTAACTTGGTGCAAAATTATTTGGCTGACGCATTTGATTGTGGAAATGATTTGTTTATGTTCTTTGAACTGCAAGGCAGCACAACTGACCCGCTTGCCGTTTATCATGATTTTGCCGTACCAACTCAGAAAAGCAATGCCCTTTTATCATTTGATCGGCAAAAAAACACATGCAAGCAAGCAATAAATTTTTAGGCCGATAAATGAACGCATACGAACTGTTAAAAAAACACGAAGGCTTTAGGCAAACCCTGTACCGCTGCACGGCGGGGCATAGGACTATCGGCTATGGCTACAACTTGGACGCTAACCCTTTGCGGCTTGAACCTTCTGAACTGGCACATTACTGCAAGTCGGGCATCACGGAAACGGAGGGCGGGGTTTTGTTGCAGGAAATGATAGACAAGACCATCCATGAGCTTAATGTCCAGCTTGGTTGTTTTACAGTGCTTTCGGACAACCGTAAAGCGGCGGTGATTGACATGGCATACAACCTTGGCATAGATGGGTTTATGAAATTTACTGACACTATCCGCCACTTGACACGGCAAGAATGGACACAGGCGGCTGCATCCATGCTAGCCAGCAAATGGGCCGACCAAGTGGGCAATAGGGCGGCTGAGTTGGCGGGGATTGTGGCTAATGGATGATATAATGGCGTTTCAAATTGCCAAGCCGTTCGGTGTTGGCTTCATATAAAATCCCTAGCCGTGGGTCGCCAAAACTTATAGGCGGCTAGGGATTCCCCCAAAACTAATAATTTTCCATGTAATCTTTTATTTGTCCTCAACAAAGAATTTATCAATATAAATGTCATAATGATATTTACATCCGCATGAATCATAAAATGTTCCGTTATCTTTAATGACTAATATCATTAACCAATAAATGTCAAAAAAATTTGAGTCAATGCTTGAGTTGCAATACCAAACAATATTATCCGGCTTAAAGTCTTCCATTCTTGCAGGCCTGACTTTATCAGGAAATTTTGCATATTCTTTTGCCAAAAATTTCCTTTTTTCCTCGTGATTTACAGCAATTTGAGCTTTATTTTGTGACCGAAGCCATTTCTTGATTAGGTTATCCATTATTAACTCCTGTGGTTTTTACACTTTTCTGCTAGCATGGCATGTAGTCCTTGCAGCTGCATTCGCACGGGTGGCGGATAAGAAAACCGCCCAGTTTGCAGCGGTATTCGATGCGATGCTCAAGGCTAAGATGCTTGCAGTTTTGGCAGTTCCTTGGCGGCTCTAGGATGTGGAAGCCTTGATCAAGTTTGGCTTGTTTCTGTTCTTTAAGGCTTCTTGCCATTACGCTCATCCAGCATGGCATCTGCCATTTTATATGACCAATATGCTAAACAAATGTTAGTTTTTGTATTTTCATAACTACGCATATACGACTGCATAGCCAACCCCGAAAAGTGATCGCGCAATGTCATGTCACGGGCAAGGGGTTCTGGATTAGTTTCGGGTTTTTCCATTAAGTTTATCGCTTTTGCTGATACGTCAAACAAGTCACTGTTTACCGATTCCAGCCGCTCAATTTCTTTGAGCGCGTCGGCCTGCAACTTGGTTATTTCAAAAATGACGTTCCGGCTTTCTGGCGTGTCCATTTGCAATGTCGGAAAATGGATTGTCCACGGATGTTGCAGGCGTTGTTTAATATCCATCATTCCCCTTGCTCAATTCAATAGCCTGAAAGATAAAATCTTTCCATTTTTTCCACCATGACAATGCGTCTTTATCCATCTCAGATATTTCTTTAT